TTGGTGGGGTTAACGCCCCACCCTTTATTATAGGAGATTAATATGGCAAACTCTGACGTACAAGTCCGGTTTATTCGAGACGAACAGGCTTCAGACCCAAACGGTATTTCAACTATAGCCGCCGTTGGTAACAACGCCGCATTAACGATTAACGGGGCATTGGCTTCTGGTGGTAGCGTTACAAACGCTTCAGGCAGGCAGGTAACAATCTTGTCCGCAGGCGATGATGACGGCATTTCATTTAACATAGTAGGGACTGATGTAAACGGTGCTGCTCTTACTGAAAACCTTACGGGCGCTGATGATGGAACCGCAACTAGCGCTGGCTTTTTTAAAACTATTGCAAGCATAACCGCCGTTGGTGATCCTGCCGGAAATGTGACTGCGGGTATTAACGGAAACGCTGCTGATGTTGTCTTTGCGGGTCGAACTCGTTTTAAAGGTTATTCAATTGTTTCTGGCGGCACGGCTGGAGAGTTAGATTTTCTTAACAGCGGTGTATCTGGAACGTCGTTTTTTAAAGCGCGTACTCTTGGGACAGACAATACAACACAACATTATCACATTCCTGATGAGGGTGTGTTATTTAAAGACGGCTTTTATGTAACGTTTACCATTGGAACGGTAGACATGATGAACTTCTTCTTCGCGTAGGAGTTGCCTGTGGGCGATAAACCGATCAAGCGCAACAAGACTAATTACCGTCCCACTAAATCTGGGGCGGGAATGACTAAGAAAGGTGTGGAAGCGCACCGAAGAAAAAACCCCGGCTCCAAGTTAAAAACGGCTGTTACAGGTAAGGTTAAAAAAGGCAGCGCAGCAGCAAAGAGACGTAAGTCTTATTGCGCCCGTTCTTTGGGCCAGATGAAAAAGTTTCCAAAGGCTGCAAAAGACCCGAACAGTCGTTTGCGCCAAGCTCGTAAAAGATGGAAGTGTTAATATGGCAATAAGTCGTGGTCAAATGAACAAACAAATCACTACGTCACCTCGCAAAAAAGTCGCTATGCCTAGAGGCTTGAGTTATTTTAAAAACGGCGGAGAGTCTTCAAGAAAGTCAAAGGGCAGTAAAATATGTCCTTCTGGAAAAGCATGGGCAAAGAGAACCTTCGATACATATCCCAGTGCTTATGCAAACATGGCCGCGTCCAAGTATTGCAAAGACCCGAACTACGCTAAGAAAAGTAAAAGGAAAAAGGGATAATGCTAAGTAAAGGTAACAAACGAAAAGTTAAGAAGGTTGTAAAGGGTTTGAAAAAAGCTTCAAAGCTTCATGCTGGGCAAGCAAAAACTCTAAAAACAATGCTGCGTTCTCCTAGAAAGAAAAGTTAAATGGGCGAGCTAAAGAAATGGCGCGACCAGAATTGGGTTCGAATAGGCTCTGACGGGTCTATTAAGGGACCTTGCGGCACTTCTAAAGACAAGAAAAACCCAGATCGATGCTTACCTGAGAGTAAAGCTCGGTCTCTTACTAAAGCCCAGCGCAAAGCTACAGCTACAAAAAAGAAGCGAGCAGGCTCTAAAGGACAACAAGTTGTAAAAAATACAAAAGCTGCTACCGTTAAAAACATGTCCAGAGGTGGAGATCCTTCTGTGACAAAAGCGAAGAGACCTTTTCGGGGCAACACTCCCTCCGGAAGTGTAGTGGCTAGAGGCTGTGGAATAGTTTTAGGCCGTAAACGTAAAAAAACAAAAGGATCAGTATCATGAAGAAAATGAAGAAAAAAGGTTACGCTAAAGGTGGTGTTACTAAAAAGAAAATGGGCGGCGCAATGAAGAAAAAAGGTTTCGCTAAAGGCGGCGTTGCTAAAAGAAAAATGGGCGGCGCAATGAAGAAAAAAGGTTTTGCTAAAGGCGGCGTTGCTAAAAGAAAAATGGGCGGCGCTATGATGAAGAAAAAAGGTTTCGCTAAAGGCGGAGCTGCTAAAATGAAGCGCGGTGGCGCGGCTAAGAAAAAGTAATTAAATGCCTTTTTTGCAAAGTAACATACCACACTTTAAGTGTTGGGTTCGTCGTGAGTATACGGTCAATCATGAGCGTTACCACGGCGAGTTCCTTCACGCTATGGTCATTGCCGTAACGACCATGCCAAATCGCTGTTTAAGCTTTCAAGTAATCTTTACGGGTTGTGAAGCTGACGAGGACGGTGATGCAAATGTTCATGGCGGTGCAATGTGGGCGCGTATGCCTATAGCTGCTTTAGTTGCAGATGAGCCGTTAGAAGATTGGCCCAAGCCCATGGCGGTACACGAGGCACAGCCTTGGGACTGCCCTTCACATACACACGCCGTATATACCTTGGACAGAGCTACGCCTTGTCCTTGGATGGCGAAGATAGATGGCAGGTTTTTTCCTGCTAAATACATGTTTACGGTTGATTACACTGACACCGACGTTGCAGATGATCCGGCTCAACACAAGCAAGCTCATGTTATGCAGCTATTAGATGCAGATGAGTGGACCGGAAACATTGTAGCGTTACCTAATAACCGTGTGCGGGTAACTCACCCGGCGTGGTTTGAGACCGGAGAAGGCGCTCCAGATTTCAAACCATCTCAGCATGTACATTATTCTAAATCTGATTTAGACTATACATTAGATGTAACACAAATATTTGACAATATTTACAGCGAGGAATGAGATGGCTGTTTCTAATAGCGTAGATTTTGAACTTGATGTAGCAGACTATATTGAAGAAGCTTTTGAGCGTTGTGGCTTAGATGTAAGAACGGGCTATGACCTGAAGTCTGCCAAACGTTCTTTAAACCTTATGCTTGCCGAATGGGCTAACCGGGGTTTAAATCAGTGGACTATTGCTCAACGCACACAGGCTCTGGTTACTGGAACTGGAGCGTATGCGTTAGGTGCAGATGTAATAGATATCTTGTCTTTAGTGGTTCAAAGAGACGGGGTAGACTATTCTTTGTCTAGGTTAAGTAGAGATGACTATCTTAATATTCCTAACAAAACTACTCAATCTCGACCTAACCAGTTCTTTTTAGATCGGCAAGTTACTCCGAGTTTAAAGATTTGGCCTGTGCCTGAAAACAGTACGGATGTTATTTATTATAACGCCCTCACGCGCATGGACGACGCAGACACCTTTATAAACACTATGGACATGCCGTTCCGGTTTTATCCTTGTTTAGCAGCGGGTCTGGCTTACTACATTGCGGTAAAGCGAGCCCCTAATCGTGTTCAAATGTTAAAAGCTATGTATGAAGAAGAGTTTGAACGCGCTATGACGGAAGATCGTGACCGGGCTTCGTTTAATGTCGTTCCTAAGTACGATTATTACAGGGTAGGCTGATGGCTAAGTTTGCAACAGGTAGAAATGCTTTTGCAATCTCTGATCGCTCTGGTTTTCGGTATCGCTATAAAGATATGCGCGAAGAATGGAACGGACTGCTTGTTGGACGAGATGAGTTTGAAGCTAAACAGCCTCAACTGGGACCTTTTCGCAAGGTAACAGATCCAGAGGCTCTTAGAGATGCGCGTCCTGATATAAAAGAAAATTTAGATGTTTATGTTGGGATTCCTTTGGTAGAAGTACCGCAGCCCAGACCCACACGGGCTTTTGGTTTTGTAGGAGTTGTTACGCTAGATATACCTGATACAGGCCCAACAGCGTTTGTGAGAGGCTTTTCCGCGACGGCTTCTGTCGGCAGTGTTGCGACTACAGATACGGGTTTATTAACGGGTGTTGCAGGAACAGGCTCTGTTGGTTCTGTTACAATTATTTCTGGTAGCTCAACAGCTTCAAGATTTGATAGTACCTCTGTAAAATTAGATTCCACCACAAAAACATTTGACGAGGGATAAGACATGGCAAAGCAAGCAGTAGGCATAGGATCATCGGCTAACGATGGAGCAGGAGATACTCTTCGTGCAGGTGCAGATAAAATTAATGATAATTTTAATGAGGTATATGCAGCTTTAGGAAACGGCACAACACTAACGGACATAATAAATTCTGATGGGATTATAGATGTAAGTTCTGGTGCAAACAGAATTGTGTTTTATTATGCAAATCTTAGCGACTTACCTAGTGCGGGAACATATCATGGCGCAGTGGCGCACGTTCACGCGACGGGAGGGTTGTACTTCGCACACGCTGCCGCATGGATAAGATTAAATGATGAGACAACTGGACCTGTGACTAAATATACTGCGGGTGTAAACGGATCGTCCGCATTTACTTTTACAGGCCCCGGCGCTACTTCTGGCAACAACCCTAATTTTACTTTTTATAAAGGACATACTTATTTAATTGATAATACAGCAAATGTAAGTAGTCATCCTTTACAAATAAGAGTCTCATCAGGAGGGTCTGCTTTTACAACAGGAGTTACAGAAAATTACAACTCCACTACAGGATTAACACAATTTATTGTACCTCACGAACCAAGCGATACATCTTTAGTGTATCAATGCACAAACCATAGTGGTATGGTTGGAAACATAACAATAGTGTGATGATATGAGCTATACTTATACTACATTAAAACAGGCTATAGTCGATTACACTGAAAACGATGAAACAACGTTTATCAGCAACCTTCCTGTTTTTATTAAAAACACAGAAGAACGGATTTTAAAGAACGTTCAATTAAGTTTGTTTCAAAAGAACGATGCTGGTGCAATGTCGGCTTCTAATAAGTTTTTAGGCGTTCCAAGCGATTTTTTAGCGCCGTTTGCTTTGTCTTTTACCAACAGTTCTGGCAACGTTGTGTTTTTAGATTTTAAAGATTCCAACTTTGTGCAGTCTTTTAATCCTGATGCAACGGTAACGGGTCCTCCTCGTTACTATGCTCAGTATGACCTTAATAATTTAATTCTAAGCCCCACTCCTGACAGTGCTTATGCGGCTGAAATTCATTATTTCTATCGTCCAACCAGTTTAACTAAGAGCCAGACCACGTTTTCGGTGGCATATACTGGCGGAACAGTTTTTTCTGCGGGAGAAACTATTATAGCCACTCCTGCGGGGGCAACTTCTTCTACTGAAAACTCTTCTTTTATTGTTACTGGAACAACTGGGGCTGGCAACACAACCTTAACCGCTAACTTTCCTGCGGGTTTGACAGATGCTTACCCTAGAGGAACCGCCGCTTCTGGAACCGCTTTGGTGGGAGATACCAGTGGAGCCGTTGCGGTAATTAACAGCGTTCCAAGCGGAACAACCTCCGAAGAGATAGTTCCTGACATTACTGAAACTTGGATTAGTGAAAACGCTGATTTAGCTCTTTTGTATGGAAGCTTGATGGAAGCGTATATCTTTATGAAGGGCGAACAAGACATGCAGGTCTTGTACGAAAAACGTTTTGTTGAGGCTATTATGGGTCTCAAGCTACTTGGCGAAAGCAAAGAAGTTACAGATGAGTACAGAACCGGACCAGTTGTGAGGCAGAAACAATGAACGAAATGTCTTTTGGCGTTACAATGTCTAATGATTTTAAGGTGGGAGTGGAAACTACGGATAACCGTGGGTTTACTCCTGAAGAAACTGCGAAGCGTTGCGTAAATAAACTTATAGGTATTTCCGACAATGCTCCTCCTGCAATAAGGGATCAGGCCCATGCGTACCGCAATGAAATGGAAAAGATCATTGCTGTATATATGATGCAGGCTATCCAAAGCGATAGAACTACAGTATATAATGCAATTAAAGATGCTGGTCAGCAAAAGTTGGCCGAATATATAAGGAAAATGTAAATGGCTTTTAATGGCAACTTTCTATGCACCTCGTTCAAAGTAGAACTGATGAAGGGTGTTCACACTTTTACGGCAGCAAGTGATCAGTTTAAACTAGCTCTGTACACCAACAGTGCTACTTTTAACGCTGCAACTACTGCATATACCTCTGGCAACGAGGTCAGCGGCACGAACTACACAGCTAAAGGAAACTTTTTAACGAGTGTAACACCCGTGGCTAGTGGGACAACAGCTTTAACTGATTTTGCAGATGAAGTGTTCAGCACCGTAACCATATCGGCAGTGCGAGGCGCTTTAATCTTTAATGAAGCGGCTTCTGGAGATCCAACGGTTTGTGTTCTTGACTTTGGCGCGGATAAAGCCGCCAGTTCTGGAGATTTTACAATCGTGTTCCCAACTGCTGATGCAAGTAATGCGATCATCCGGATAGCCTAATGTCCACCACCGTAACCTTTATAGGTTGGGGCAGTTCAACAAGAGCTTGGAACACAAGCACTTGGAATACAAGTCCTGCTTTTGCGCTTACTGCTACAGGTGCTGTGGGCCAAGCAGTTCAAGAAGGCGACGCTATTGTAGCTGTTACGGGGCTTGCAGGTACTGGAGCGGTAGGTAACACCTTTAGTACAAATGTGGGACTTAGTTCTACTTCTTCTATTGGGGCTGTTTCTATAACAAGAGGCGATAAAGCTTTTGTTACAGGAGTTTCAGGAACATCTGCGGTAGGTAACGTCTTTTCTACAATCGTAGGTTTTAGTGTTACCGCCTCGGTTAGCAGTGCAACAACGGAGACAGTTGGCACTGCAAACATTTTTGTAACGGGCATTTCTTGCACCGGAGTAATAGGAACTTTAAAAAACGAACCTTGGGGTCAAATTATTCCAGATCAGAATCCCAGATTTTCAAACATAGTGCCTTCTCAAACGCCTTCTTGGGTTAATATTGAGAGTGGACGCGCAGCATAGGATAATAACATGGCAAGTGTATATACAAATGATTTACGGTTAGAGGAAATTGGTTCTGGCGAACAGTCGGGAACTTGGGGTGATACCACTAACACAAACCTTGAACTGATTGCGGAAGCGTTTTCTTTTGGTACAGAGGCGATTACAACTAACGCCGACACACATGCAACCACGATTGCAGATGGGGCGACGGACGCCGGACGTTCTATGTTCTTGAAGTACACAGGAACTTTGGATTCTGCCTGTACAATTACGATTGGGCCAAACACGGTTAGTAAGCTCTGGTTTATTGAGAACGGAACCTCTGGTTCTCAGAACATTATTATATCTCAAGGATCTGGGGCCAACATTACAATTCCTGCGGGACAAACTAAGGCTATCTATTCAAATGGCGCGGGATCTGGCGCGGCTATGGTTGATGCGTTTGCTACGCTTAACGTGGTAGACTTGCTGGTTGATGACGATCTGACGGTTACTGGAGATGTGGCCGTAACGGGTGATTATTCTTCCACAACTTCTGGTACATCCAACCTACGCCTTGGCGTTAATGCTGGTGATGCAATAGCCTCTGGCGGTAACTACAACGTGGTCTTGGGCGATGAGGCTGGTACTGCTTTAACCACGGGTGATAGTAATGTAGCTGTTGGGTATCAGGCATTAGATGCTGAAGATGCTCATGGCTTAAATACTGCTATCGGTTATCAGGCTTTATCTGCACAAAATGCAGGGTTTGATGCAAAAAATACAGCAGTCGGTTATCAAGCAGGGGGTGCAGTAACTGAAGGTGATAGAAACACTCTTGTAGGCTCAACAGCAGGATCTTCATTAACTCATGCAGATTTTAATGTAGCAGTTGGAGAAGCTGCTTTAGCAGCAGACACGTTAGGCAGTAGATCAACAGCGGTTGGTCGAGCCGCATTAAATGCTCAAAATTTAACCACAGCCACAGATACTGGAAACACCGCTGTGGGAAATAATGCAGGATTATCAGTTACCACTGGCATAGAAAACACCCTCATAGGTAGTCTTGCAGGTGATGCACTTACGGATGCAGACTTTAATGTAGCCATTGGTCACGATGCTTTATCTAGTGATACTTTAGGTAGTAGATCAATAGCGATTGGCCTTAACGCATTAAAAACTCAAAACTTTACTACCGCTACAGATACTTACAACGTGGCAGTAGGTCACGGTGCAGGGGAAGCAGTCACAACAGGTGTACGAAATTCTATTATCGGGGGTCTTGCAGGTGATGCTTTAACTAACGCTGACGCTAATGTGGCGATGGGCTATCATGCTTTAGGTCAAGATACTTTGGGTAGCAGGTCTGTAGCTATAGGTGATTCTGCTTTATACTCACAAAACTTTACCACAGCTACTAATAGTTACAACGTAGCAGTTGGTGCTGATGCAGGATTGTTAGTCACCACGGGCGTAGAGAATACCCTGATCGGTGGGGTCGCAGGAGATGCACTTACAGTAGGTGTAAGAAATGTAGCAGTAGGTTTTGCTGCACTAAGTCAAGATGATGTAGGAAGCAGAAGCACTGCTATAGGTTATCAAGCCTTAAATGCTCAAAACTTTACAACTGCTACTAACGGTTACAATGTAGCTGTCGGCTATGATGCAGGAAAGTCAATCACAACGGGTACAGAAAACATCATAATCGGTGGTCTAGCTGGTGACTCTTTAACTGCTACAAACTATAACGTAGCCATAGGTACATACGCATTAACAAACGATACTTTAGGCGCAAGAAACGTAGCTGTTGGTAGGTCTGCTTTATCTACTCAAAACTTTACTACAGCTACAAATGTTTACAACGTAGCGATGGGCTATCATGCAGGAGCAGCAATCACCACGGGCACAAACAACACCCTAATTGGTGGCCTTGCGGGAGACGCTATAACTGATGCTGACGGAAATATTGCTGTAGGCTCTCTAGCATTGTCAGCAAACACAGTGGGTAGTAGTAGTATTGCTGTAGGATATGGTGCCCTTGCAACTCAAAACCCTGCAACAGCCACTACTATGTACAACACAGCAGTAGGAGCAAGTGCAGGAACAGCAGTCACAACTGGCACACAGAACACCCTTATAGGTGGACTTTCGGGCGATGCCTTAACTGATTGTGATTTTAATACAACGCTAGGTTATTCTTCTTTAAGTTCTGACACGCTAGGTAGTAGGTCGGTTGCTATAGGTAGAAGTACGCTTTCTGCACAAAACTTTACGACAGCTACAAATAGTAACAACACAGCAGTAGGTTATGCCGCAGGCCCATCAGTCACCACGGGCTACAGTTTAACCTTTGTTGGTGCTGATGCTGGTAGTTCACATCTTACTGGCGCACAATGTACTTTTATTGGGTCTGAGTCAGGCAAATTTGCAACTACGTCAGACAATTCAACTTTTGTAGGACATGAAGCAGGACGAGGTATTACAGGTACAAAACTTACAGGTAATAATAACACGGCAGTAGGTACTTTTGCAGCTCCTAATTTGCAAGGTGCTGCACACTCTAATACTATTGTAGGTAAAAGTGCAGGTGGAGGAATTACGACAGGCTTTGAAAATACCTTCATGGGAATTGCCGCAGGAGACAATCTTACGACAGGTAACAACAACATAATTATTGGGCAATCTGTTGATACCGATAGTGTAAGTCAGTCCCACGCTATTGTTATTGGCTCAGGATTTCAAGGCGCTGGTAATGATTTCTCTTTTGGTAAAGCCAGCAATGTTGTAAGTAATGACTTTGTTACTGATGCTAACTGGTCTCGTTCCTCAGATGAACGATTAAAGAAAAACATTACAAATCAAACATTAGGTTTAAATTTTATAAATGATTTAAGAACTGTTAAATATAATTGGAAAGCCAATGGTGAGCTTGATGCTTCAGATAGTCAATTAGCACATTTACGTGAGACTGATGATGACGGTAACATTATTAACTATATGAACACAGATGCAACAATGCACAACTTTATCGCTCAAGAAGTTAAAGCGGCATTAGACACGGCTGGTGTGTCTAATTTTGGTGGTTGGAAAGAAGATCATCATGGGGTACAGCAAGTGTCCCGTGAAATGTTTGTTATACCACTGGTTAAAGCAGTTCAGGAACTATCAACAGCATTAGATGCAGCATTAGCTCGTATCGCAACCCTAGAAGGTTAAGCATGGACTTAATACAAAGAAACTTTCCAAACGTAGGGGTTGTCGAGGGGCAACTTCCAGAGGACGTTGTGGCCAACATATGGAAAGTTGTGACTGAGGCAAGAGAACAGCCAGAGGATATGAAGCCTGAGTTAGCAGGTAACATCAGTACGTCTATCAGGCTGGACGGTGACTCACCCCTACTCAATGAGTTTGTCGGTGAGCTACTGCCTTCGTTTATTCAAAGCCACATCGAGGCATACGGCGCACCTTGGCGTGAAACCATGCGTGAGGGTGAGGGTTGGAACTTGGAAAGCCTCTGGGTTAACTTCCAGAAGCA